ACTGACTTTTTGCGCGTTTACGGAAAAAACCGGAGAAAAAAATATGAGCCAGAAAAAGCGTAGCGATAAAAACAGCGTTACCGCCGCCCTCGGTGGTTTTAAGGGTGCAATTGAAAGCGTCCCCTTGCCGCAGGGCGTTGAGTTGCGCAGCGATGAGGAAATGGTAATTTGGGGGCAGTTCACGCGCGCACGCGCACGCGAGGATTGGCGCGATATGGACCTGCTTCTTTTAGCCAAGGTCGTGAGAATGGAAGCAGACATTCGCCAGCATCAAGAAACCTTAGATCGGTCGGGTGTTCTTATTCAAAACAAGCGTGGCACATTGGTTCCGAACCCACTGATCTCTGTGGTTGATACTTTGGAGCGCAGGCAGATGGCGGTGATCCGTTCTATGAGCCTTAATCAGATGGCAAGTGATCCGAGAACTGTGAACGGCGCCGCGCGAACCACTATTGACGCCAGTAACACTTTGAAGTCTTTTAGCGACAATGATTTGATCGCAATGCCGAGGGCTAACTGATGGATTTCTACGAAAACAAAATTGTGCAGGTTGAGGACTTGATACCTTATGCGTTGAACAGCAGGACGCACAGTGACGAACAGGTGGCGCAGCTTGCCGCGTCAATTCGGGAGTTTGGTTTTACCAATCCGATATTGATTGACCAGGATAGTAATATTATCGCTGGTCATGGCAGGTTGCTTGCTGCCAGAAAGTCAAAGATGGCGCAGGTTCCTGCCGTTGTTGTGACTGGCCTTGATGACCGCAAGCGCCGCGCGCTGGTTATTGCCGACAACAAACTTGCTTTGAACGCTGGCTGGGATGAGGAAGCATTGCGAGTTGAGCTTGAGGATTTGGCTGGAGACTTTGGCGAGTTGATGGGCTTCAGCGAAGATGAGCTTGTTGATTTGTTGCGCGGAGATGAGGCCACTGAGGGTTTGACCGACGAGGATGCCGTGCCAGATGCGCCGGAGGTTCCTGTAACGGTCGAAGGCGATGTTTGGCTGCTTGGCAGGCATCGGCTGATGTGCGGGGATAGCACCTCGATTGATGCGGTGGAAAAGTTGATGGATGGTGTGAAGCCTGACTTGATCCACACAGACCCTCCATATGGGATGAATGCCGTTACAAAGTCATCTGTTTTGAAAGCAAATTACGGCACTGACATCATGGGTGATGACAACCCGGACATTGCAAAAGACGCATTTAAACTTATAAATGGATTATATCCAGACGCAAAGCAGATTTGGTGGGGGGCAAATTATTACTGCTCCGTCCTGCCGGATAGCGAGTGTTGGTTAGTATGGGATAAGAACAACGGACAAAGCGATCAGACTGACTGCGAGTTGGCTTGGGCTAACTTCCGGAGTGTTGTTCGTCAATTTACGCAAGCAAGTGAGAAGACAAATCGAGTGCATCCGACACAGAAGCCAGTTTCATTGATGGAGTGGATTATCAAACGCTTCAATTTAAGCGCGAAAACGATTGCGGATTATTTTGGAGGCTCCGGTTCGACATTGATTGCAGCTGAAAAGCACGGCATCCAGGCGTTTATTATGGAATACGATCCAAAGTTTACTGATGTCATCATCAAACGCTGGCAAGAGTTCACTGGCGAAAAAGCAACCCATGCGGAAAGCGGAAAGACCTACGAAGAGCTTTCAGCATGACCACACGCGGCGAAAAAGTTTGCCAGTTCATTGAAGCCTTCTGTCCTGTGCCGGAGGGCAAGCTGGTTGGCAAGCCGCTCAAGCTAATGAAGTTCCAGCGCAAATTTATTCTCGACATTTACGACAACCCGAAAGGCACAAGCCGAGCCTATCTGAGCGTTGGCCGAAAGAACGGCAAGTCTGCGTTGATCGCGGCGATCCTGCTTGCGCACATAGTTGGACCGGAGGCAAGGCAAAACAGCCAGATCACTAGCGGCGCTCGAAGTCGGGATCAGGCTGCGCTTGTTTTTAAGTTAGCTGAAAAGATGGTTCGTCTTTCACCCCGCCTGTCTCAGATTATCAAGATTGTCCCCAGCCAAAAATCATTGGTCGGGTTGCCGATGAATGTTGAATATAAGGCAATCAGCGCGGAGGCTGGAACGGCGCACGGTTTGTCACCTGTTTTGGCGATCTTGGATGAGGTCGGTCAAGTCAGAGGTCCGACTGATAGTTTTATTGAGGCCATTGAGACAGCGCAGGGCGCTCACGATGATCCTTTGCTCATTGCGATCAGCACGCAGGCTGCGACTGACGGCGATCTTTTTAGCATTTGGCTTGATGATGCCAAGAACGCCAAAGACAAACGGATTGTCTGCCATCTATACACCGCGCCGGAAGATTGCGAGGTCATGGACAAAGCGGCTTGGAAGGCGGCCAACCCGGCGCTGGGCGAGTTCCGCAGTTTAAAAGATATTCAAGACTTTGCGAAACAGGCGGCTCGCCTGCCAGCAAAGGAAAACAGCTTCCGTTGGTTATTTTTAAATCAGCGTATTGAGGCGACATCGCCGTTTCTTTCCAGAGCAGAATGGGAGGCCAACAACCCAGAGCCAGAGGTTGAACCTGGTATGAGCTGTTATGCTGGTCTTGATTTGTCGGCCAGCCGAGATTTGACTGCTTTTGTAATGGCCTTTCCAATTGATGACGGCTATCACATTGTTCCGCAATTCTTTTTGCCTTCTGATGGTATTCGTGAGAAATCAAAGAATGATAAAGTTCCGTATGATTTGTGGGCAGACCAAGGCTTTCTGACCTTGATTGATGGTCCGGTAATTATCCCAGCAATGGTTGCAAGAGCTGTTGCAGAGGCTTCCGAGCGTTACGATATATCGCTTCTGGCTTATGACCGTTGGCGCATAAATGATTTTCAACGTGAGCTGGATGCAATCGGTGCGCAAGTTCCGATGACTGCTTTTGGCCAGGGGTTTAAGGACATGGCTCCTGCGGTTGATAAGCTGGAGAGATTAGTTGCTGAAAGAAAATTGCATCACGGTGGCAATCCTATTTTGAATATGTGCGCTGCTGGAGCTGTTGCGGAGCGTGATCCGGCAGGCAATAGGAAGCTAAATAAAAGTAAAAGTGTCAGCAAAATTGATGGCTTAGTGGCACTGGCTATGGCCTTGGGAGCTTCATCCCATGATGAGCAAGTTATGTCTTCGTCACCTTGGGATGACCCAGCCTTTACGATTGCGGTTTAATGTGTTAATTTGCAACAAACATCGAGGACGCTCGTAGATGGCTTTATTTGACCGCTTTCGCAAACCGGAAAGTCGCAACTTAGAAAACCCAAGCTCACCTGTATCAGCAGAGGATTTTCTGCAAGTTATGGGTTGGGGTGAAATGTCGGCATCTGCTGGCGTCACGGTTAATACTGACACCGCTTTAGGTGTTCCTGCCGTTTGGGCCGCTGTAAATTTCCTGAGTGGTACGTTGGCTGGATTGCCGCTGCACGTTTACCGAAAAACCGCCAACGGGCGCAAGAAAGTTTCTGGACCGCTTGAGGGTATTTTGCACGATGCGGTGAATGAGAATATGTCATCATTTGAGTGGCGCAAATATATGTTTGACCAAGTATTCACTGGTGGGCGTTGCGTTACTTACATTGAGCGGTCTGGCAATGGCGCTGTCAAAAACTTGTGGCCACTTGACCCAAAGTATACCCGCGTTGAGCATCGCACCGAGGGTCGCCGTCAGGTTCGCGTTTATTTGCACAATGGTCAGACCTATTCCGCCAGCGAAGTTTTAGATGTTCCGTTTATGCTGAAGTCTAATGGTTTGGATGTGCGTGGACCGATTGCAACCAACCGTGACGCAATCGGCATGGCTATCGCTGCAAGCCGTTATGGAGCAAAGGCGTTTCAGTCTGGTGGCATCCCGCCAGTGGTGTTGCAGGGTCCGTTCCAAAGCGGAGCTGCGGCTGCTCGGGCGTCTGATGACGTTGCCAAGACTACTGCGAAGCTGGCTCGCGAAGGTCGTCCGGTAATGGCGCTTCCAATGGGCCATGAAATGAAGCAGATCGGTTTCAACCCAGAGCAGATGCAGTTGATTGAGTTGCAGCGGTTTAGCATTGAGCAGATTGCGCGCATTTACAGCTTGCCGCCTGTATTCTTGCAAGACCTGACGCATGGCACATTCAGCAACACTGAGCAGCAAGATTTGCACTTTGTGAAGCACACTTTGAAGCGTTGGATTGAGCAGGTTGAGCAGGAAATGAACCTCAAACTGTTCCCTCGCGGCTCTAAACAATACATTGAGTTTAATGTTGATGGCTTGCTGCGCGGTGACTTCAAGACCCGCATGGAAGCTCACGCGACCACTATCCAAAACGCAATCCGCACTCCAAATGAAGTTCGCACAATTGAGAACATGGAGCCGCTTGAGGGTGGCGATGACTTAATGATCCAAGGTGCAACAGTGCCGATTGGAATGCAGGGGAAAAATGTGTTACCATCCGACGAAACTAATGGAGGCCGCGATGGCTGAACGTGAAATTCGAGCAATTGCGCAACCTCTTGAGGTTCGTGAAGATGAAGGCGATGCGATCCGTGTTTCGGGTTATGCTGCGGTATTCGGCGAAGAGACAAACATCGCTGGCATGTTTACTGAGGTGATCGAGCGTGGTGCATTTACCAGCGCCCTTGAGAGACAAGATGACGTTGTTTTCCTAATCAATCACGATGGTTTGCCTTTGGCTCGCACCCGCTCCGGCACTTTGAGATTGATTGAAGATGAGCGCGGTTTATTTATGGAAACAGAGCTTGATGGTTCTGATCCAGATGTTCGCAGCATTGTTCCAAAAATGAAGCGCGGCGACCTTGATAAGATGTCTTTCGCATTCATTCCCACCCGTCAGGAGTGGGATGACAGTGGCGACATTCCAAAGCGAATGATCCAAGATTTGCAATTGCACGATGTGGCTATTGTCACAACTCCAGCCTATGATGGCACAGAGATTGGTCTTCGCTCACTTGAGGCGCATCGTGCGAACGAAACAAAAAACCAAGCTGCGAGACGACTTCGCATGAAGGCTAAGTTTTGACGAGATAACGGCGGTTCCCGCTGTTTGCCCGTTTATTTCCCCCGCCCTTGGGCAAGGCATTTTAGAAGGAGGCCAAAATGGCTGATCTTAAAACACTGCGGGAGCAAATGGCAAACATTGCCACCGAGGCCCGTTCCAAATTGAACGAAGTGACCGACGAAACTCCAGAGGCTCGCGCTTCTGAAGTGGAGCGTGAATTTGACGCCATGATGGCCGATCACGATAAGCTGGCTGCAAAAGTTGAGCGCCTGCAAAAAGTTGAAGCTGCGCTGCGCGCTGGTGACAGCGTTGATCTTGATCGCCGCCCAACATTTGAAGATCGTTCTGCGCCAGCCGTAGACGAAGGCTTCAAAATGGACTACCGCGCTGCATTCGCTGAAATGATTGCTGCTGGTGGTGATGCTTTTGTTGACGCAGAAGTCCGCAACGTGCTTCGCGAAAAGCGTGCGCAAGTTGGTTCCACTGACTCTGCTGGTGGTTACACTGTCCCAACTGAGCTGGCTACTTTCATTGAGAAAGCAATGATTGCAACTGGCCCAATGTACGACAGCACATTGTTCACAGTTATCAACTCTGCTGATGGCCGTCAGTTCAACATCCCAACCGTTGACGACACAGCCGTTACTGCCGTTGCTCACACTGAAGGCACACAGCCAACAGACGATGGCGGCAAAGATGCAACCTTCGGTCAAAAATCCGTTGGCGCATTTGCTTTCGACTCCGAGTGGATTCGTTGGTCTGCCGAGTTGAATGCTGACAGCATCTTGAACATGGAAAGCCTGTTGGGCGAGTTGATCGGTGAGCGCCTTGGTCGCATCGCCAACGATAAGCTGACAACTGGCTCAGGTTCTTCTGACGTTGAAGGCATCGTGACCAACTCTGCCGCTGGTAAAACAGCAGCCGCAGTTGCAGCCGTGACAGCAGATGAGATCATTGATCTTGTTCACTCTGTTGACCCAGCTTATCGCAACTCGCCTTCCACAGCGATTATGATGAACGACAGCACACTTGCTGCTGTTCGCAAGCTGAAAGACGGCAATGGCAACTACCTCTGGCAGATGGGCAACTATCAGGCTGGCGTTCCACAGAACTTGCTGGGCTACAACGTAGTTGTAAACCAGGCGATGGCCGACCTTGGTACAGGCAACAAAGTGATGTTGTTTGGTGATATGTCCAAGTTCTACGTCCGCAAAGTTGGCGCACCTTCCATCTACGTTGCGCGTGAGCGTTTCGCGCCTGACTATGGCATATTGGGTTACATTCGCTTCGACGGCGTATTGTCCAACACAGCCGCAATCAAGCACCTCGCTTGTGCATAAGTAAATTGGGTGGGGGCTTCGGTCCCCACCTTTCCACATAAGGGGATTTTTTATGAAAGTTCGTTTGCTTACCGGCATGGCCGGGATCAACTTTAGCCACAATGCTGGCGATGAGATTGATTGTAATGAAGCAGAAGCAAACCGTTTCATTGAAGCGGGTATAGCTGAGGCTATTTCTGTGACGCCAGCAAAGGTTGAGCGCGCCACAAAAAAGATCAAACTCCGCAAGGCAGTTTCTGAGGAATAAGTCATGGTTAAGCCGCTTTCGTGTCATCATTCACTTGAGATAGTGGACGCTCCCTTGATAACTCCGATCACTTTGGCGGAGGTAAAGGCTCAACTGCGAGTTGAGCATGATGACGATGATACGATATTGACGCGGCTGATTGATGTCGCCGTTGCATATACGGACGTGCGCGGCGCACTCGGCCAGGCCATGATTACTCAAAAATGGGCGCAGTGGATAAACTCCAATCCGCCTCAAAATGTTTCGTTAATACTTGGTCCGGTTCAAAGTGTGACTGCGGTTAAATATTATGACACTGATGGCGTCCTTCAGACTGATGATGTCAACAACTATCAAGTTTTTGGCACTGACTTTGCTACAGTTATAAGCCCAAAAGATAGCTTTGCATGGCCTGTCTCTCAGCAGAGGTCAGATGCTATTAAAATTGAATACGAAATCGGATATGGTGACGCGATCACTGACGTTCCACAGACGATCCGGCACGCTCTCATGCTGCTTATCGGTCATTGGTATGATAACCGCGAGCAAACTGGCGCAGATGAGCTTTCAAGCATACCGTTTGGCTATGAGGAAATGTTGAACCTTTATCGGAATTGTTGGTATGGTTAAGGCTGGTTTAATGCGCGACCGTGTGGCGTTCCAGAGGCTTGATGAGGAAGCTGTGGACAATTTCGGTAACGTATACAGAGGATGGGTAGATTTAGCCAACAGATCGGCTGATTTGCGTGAGCGCAGAGGGCGTGACCGCATCACTGGCGGCGTTCTTTCTGACGTTGGTACGGCGACCATGCGTGTGCGTTACGATAGCACCACAAAGACAATCACAACGGCGGATAGGGTCGTCGCACGGGGCATCACTTGGGCGATCAAGGATGTGCTGCAATTGGACAGCCGAGCGACAGTAATTGAGTTCGTGATTGAAAAGGGCGTGGCTCAATGAGGGTTACAGGTCACAAAAAGCTGATGCGGCAAATGAAAGATTTGCCCAAAGAAGCCCACAAGGCTCTGGAAAACTCTATTCAGAGATCAGTTAATTATGGCGTTAGAAAGGCTCGCTCGATTGTTCCTGTTGAAAGCGGTGATTTGAAAAAGGGAATAAACGGAAACGTCATAACAAAGTCAGGCGAAATATTTGGCTTTATAAACTTTTATGACGGTGAGTTTAGTGAGGGTTTGGCAGCAAGTTCTATAAACTATGGCTACGGAAACATGACATTTGGTTATGAGTTTCGCAAAGAGGTTAAGAGCATGGTCGGTGTTCGCCACAACAGAACTGTTGCGAGGAACCTAAACAAAGCGATCAAGGATGCGATGAATGGCTGATGGTTATGCACTCGCAACGCAGGTTGGCGTTTTGGCAGCATTGAAGGCAAACGCTGGCGTAACTTCGCTGGTTTCAAATCGCATTTATGATGAACCTCCGCAGGACGCTGTTTTTCCGTATCTTCGCTTTAACACAATTCAACCGAATGCTTTTGACACTGACACCGCTCAAGGTGCCTTGGTTGACATCAGCTTGGAGGCTCATTCTCGCAGCGCCTCTGGCCGGGTTGAGGCCACACAGATAGCGGAGGCGGTTCAGGCCGCTCTGCACCGCCAGGAAGCCTCTGTTTCAATTGCAGGCTATACTTTAGTCGAATTGATATTTGAGGCCATATCGGTTACAAGAGATAGTGAGGGCCGTGGCTTTACGGCTGTCATTTCGCTTCAAGCTATGCTTGACACCGCCTAAACTCCGGCGCTCTGGGCAAGCGCACAACAATGGAGGCCAGTTATGGCTAAACAACTCGGACGCGCCTTGCTGGTCAAAATCGGCGATGGCGAAGCATCGGAAACATTCGCAAACCTTTGTGGATTAAATTCCAAATCTCTCACAATCAATAATTCTTCTATAGATGTGACAACTCCAGACTGCACAACGCCAGAAGGCGCTCTGTGGACTGCAACTCTTGCTGGCCTTAAAAACCTGAGCGTTTCTGGTGATGGCTTTTTTGAAGACAGCACAGCAGAAGCACGCATGAACACTGTGGCAATGTCGGCTGACAATGCAGTAAACATGCAAGTTGTTGTTCCTGACTTTGGCACATATGCTGGCGCTTTCCGCATTTCGTCTTTGGAATTTGGCGGCGAGACTGAGGGTGGCGTTACTTACTCCATCTCTCTTGAAAGCAATGGCGTAGTGACGTTTACAGCGGCATAATGGCGATTACTGCTGAAGCACAGCGAGGTGGCATTGTCGAAACTCTTGGCGATGCCACTTATTCCTTCAAACTTAGAAATCGTGAGATTGAGAGGTTTGAGGATAAATATCGCGGCATATTTGATCTTTGGGATGGTTTTTTCAGTCGAGGCACTAAGCCGACAAGCAAAGAGGTTCGCGATCTTGTGGCCTTGGGGCTGGTCGGCGGTGGTATGAAGGACGCGCAGGCCGATGCGGTTATTAGCGACTGCACTCCAGAAGACTTGATGCGGCTTTATCAAATCGCTCAAGCACTTCTTGGCGTTGCCTTCATGCCTGACGTTGGTGAAGAAAAAGAATTAAAAAAAAAGACGGAGGTCGGAGACATAGCCGACTAAACGTCAGGTCGATGATTGGCAACGGTATTATCGCTGGCTTACATCCAGAAGAAATCCGTGATATGATCCCGAAAGATACATGGGTTGCATTTAAGGGTTGGTCTGATGCACATTCACCCAAAGAGGCTGGCGCAGAAGCTATGACCTCGGATGACTACAAAGAGCTGGTGAGGCGAGTCGATGGCAATTAATGCAGAACAATTAAACATTATTCTGGCGGCGCGTGACAAAGAGTTTACAAAAGCGATGGACCGCAGCCAAAAGCGCGTCGAGCGTTTTGCCAAGCAATCTCAAAGGCAACTAAGCAAAACCGGGAAGTCTTTTGATGCTCTATCTGGAGTGGCATCAAAGTTTGGCGTTGCATTATCTGCTGGCGTTGTTGCGAGCGGCTTTGCCCGAATGATAAAAGACGCAACGGATGCCGCTGTCCGTATTGATAACCTTTCAAGAGTGGCTGGTTTAAGTGCCGAAAGGTTCCAAGAGATGACCTTTGCTGCAGGAAAATTTGGGGTTCAGGAAGAAAAGCTCGCCGACATTCTCAAAGATGTGAATGATAAATTTGGTGACTTTTTCCAAACGGGCGCTGGTCCCTTGGCTGACTTTTTTGAGAATATCGCACCTAAAGTTGGTTTAACTGCGAAAGAGTTTAGGAACTTATCTAGTGAGCAGGCTCTTGGGAAGTATGTTAAGGGCTTGCAGGATGCCAATGTAAGTCAGCAAGAGTTGACGTTCTACCTTGAGGCAATTGCCTCGGATGCAACTTTGCTTGCGCCTTTGTTGCTAAATAACTCTGAGCAGCTTGAGAGAATGGCTGTCGCTGGTCGAGACTTGGGCGTAGTTATGTCAAATGATATGATTCAGAATTCAGTTGCAATGCGCAGAACTTTTGATGAGGTCATGGACGTTATGACCGCGAAGTTCAATACATTCGCTCTCAGTGTTGTTGCTGGATTTGATAAGATTTTCAACATCAGCAAGGGTGAGCAACTTAAAGAGTACCAGCAGGAATTGGATGCTCTAAATAGAAAGGCTTATGAAGCAAGTGAGACGGTCAGGGAGCTTGCTACTGGTGAGGTTACAATAAGTGCTGGTTTTTTTGGAAAACCTGAAGATCAAAAAAAATTGCAACAAGCAGCAATAGATGCAGCACAGGAAGAATTGACTCTTATTCAGGAGACTGCTATCCGAGACGCAATGGCCCTAATTCGAGAGCAGCAGAATGCGGCTGCGGAATTAAAAGCAACGCTTGATTCTCTCCAAGGCGGCGGCACTACAACCACCGCAACCTCTGGAGGCGTAACAACAACGCCAGCAAGCACACCTCCAGGCAGCACCGATAACAATCTCCAGAGAGCTTTGGACGCAATTTTCAATCCATTTCTTGATGCAACGAAAGATGCTGTCTTTGAGACCGGGATAAAGGGTCTCAAACCTCTTGAGCAGGAAATAGCAAGATTAGAGCGCCGCAGAGATCAAATGATTGAAAATGCGAAGATTGCTTATAAAGACGCTGGCGAAGAGATGGGTGATTATGATATTACCAAAATTACAAACATTGCTTACGCTTGGTTTAACGCTGAAAGTTCAGCGGCGAAATTTGCAGACACGCAGTCATCCGCTTTGTCTGAAAGTGAGCTGGCTTCATTGAGGGCTGCTGAAGCATTAAAAGTTTACACAGATCAGCTTGAGCAGCTTGGTGTTACAGCGGCTGAATTTGAGACTATTGGCAACACGATGCAAAGCTCTATGGAGAGTGCCTTCATGTCAATCGTTGATGGAACAGCATCGTCCAAAGATGCCTTCAAATCAATGGCGGCTGACATAATTAGGCAGTTATACAGGGTTCTTGTGGTTCAAAGAATGGTCGGACAACTTCAAACCGCAACTTCTGCTGGGTCTGGAATTCTTGGGGCTATTGGTGGGGCATTCGGCATAACTGGTGCTGCATCTGGGCGATCAGTCAATGCTGGCCAACCTTATATGACTGGCGAACATGGCCGCGAGTTGTTTGTTCCATCAAGCGCAGGCCGCGTTTTGAGCGTGGCGCAATCAAAAGCAGCGGTGGGCGGCGGCGGAACTTCCGTTGTTCAAAACTTCAACTTTGCAGCCAACGGTGATGACAGTGTTAAAAAGATCATCGCCCAGGCAGCACCGCAAATTGCGAAAATGACCGAGAAGGGCATCATAGACAGCCGCCGCCGGGGTGGCCAATTCAGACAGGTTTTCGGATAAATGGCTATCACATATCCCCTCACACTTCCCAATTACGGCATCTCATCGGTTGAGTTTCGCACTCTGAACGCGAACACGACCAGCCAGTCTCCGTTCACGTTCAAACAGCAGGTTGTCTCATACGGCGGCAGTCGGCTTGAGGCCTCTGTCACTCTAAAGCCTATGCGGCGCTCTGAGGCGGCGGTATGGAAGGCGGCTCTTACAAGCCTTAAAGGTTCGCTTGGTACGTTCCTGCTTGGCGATCCAACTTATTGCTTTCCACGCGGCACTCTGCGCAGCACAAGCGCGCAGCAATTTGCGTCAGTGAGTGGCAATGCTGGCGACAAGTTCTTCACCATGACGATGACCAATCAGTTTGACACTTTGCTTGCTGGCGATTATATCCAGGTTGGCCTG